AGCCGTAGATGAAGTCTCGAACCTTCTCGTCGCAGAGGCTCTGCTCAGAGATGCCGTCGTGCACCCAGATGTCGTCGATGCCGAAGCAGTAGTTCTTGCCGTCAAGCTCGATGGAGCAGTTGGTGTTCAGCACACCCTTTGCGTACGAGAGCTTCGTGTACGAATACACAAACGTCGAACCGTCGGCGTGCATGCGCCAAGCTTCGCGCTGACCGTAGATGATCAGGTCGCTGCCAAGCTGACAGGCGTCAGTGATGCCGCCGTCCATCGCCTGCAGGATGTTCTCTGTGGCGAGTGTGTTCGGCGTGGTCTGGTCCCACGATGCAGGATACTGACCGTCCGTCACGATGGACGAGGTCTTCACCATGGTCGGGAAGGACGCAGCACCTTTGGCTACGTTGAGCATGACAACAGCACCAGCGCACTGAGCGATGATGCGTGCGGTCCACGTCGGGTCCCATTTGTCAGCGGGGGTCGCGTAGGTCGCGGCGCTGAGGTCTAAGAACTTGTCGCCAGTCGGCAGCAGATACCACGGTGGGCGATCTGCGCGATTGACGTAAACCAGGTTACCGATGGTGTAGGAGGTCCAGTTGGCCTCGGCCTCGCTGTCGGTGAAGCTGGTCGGAGAGTAATCCGTCTCTTCGCCGTTCGAGTAGTAAGTCACGCGGCCATTCTTGTAGCCCAAGAACAAATCGTTGTTGCTCTGTGAGCGGCCTGCAGTGAATGCGTAGCGAGGATAGGAGTAAGCGAGAGGCTGCTTGACGGCGCGGAAGACCGGAGCAGATGAAATCTTGTTGTTCCTGAACCTGACGTTCACGCCTGAAGAGAATGCGCCGACAGGAAGGTTGTAAGGGTCTTGATCGGTGACGATGCCAGTCTTGGCAACATCCCGCAGTCGCACTATGGGCATCGTGGGTCCTGATGACCCCCACGTGCTTTGATGCAGAGGCGGGGGTCTGGTCGATTAGGTTTTGACGGCGAAGACGAAGGACAGCGCAACGGGGCGCGTCTCGGTCGTGCCAGTGTTGGCCGGGGTGCTCACGAGAACCGTGTGGTTATGCGTGGCTGAGCGGCCGGATGTGGTGCCGCTGAAGCTGTGCGCGTGGCGCTGGTTTGCCCCAGCCGTCGTGCTGCCAGCGATAGGGCCGCCAGCCGCGAACGAGCCGCCGCCAGTCGATGATCCTGAAATCGAAGCAGTGAAGCCGTGCGTGTGATCAGGGCTGTCAACGCCAGTCGTTCCTGAGAACGTGTGCGTGTGCTCTTGGGCCTCCGCAGCCGTCGTCGGGGTGACGTCGGGATGCGTATGCGGACCCACAGTGTCGGCCTGCGCGGTCCTCACCGCCGTAGCGGCAGTGCGTGAGCGCGGGAAGCGGCCGAGGGTGTACATGTCGGGCAGCGTGAAGGTGCCAGAGGCCACGCCGAGGAAGGACGCGAGGTCGGGATAGTCGGTGACGTTGTAAGACGCACCGTTGATCTCCAGCCAGTCCTTGCCAGTGTTGGCCGTAGCGGTCCCTAGGGAAGCCGGTGGTGCGATAAACATCACCACAGCGCCTGTCGGAACACCGCCCTTGAACTTGCCACCAGCGATGCCGATAACGCCGGCACTCATACGATAGAAGCCGAGGGTCGGCTCAGAGGCGAAGGCGTAAGCAGGCAGGGAAGCACTGCCGTCCGATTGAGCGGTAAATCCACCATCCTCGTTAGTCAGAGGTCCAACACCGCCCGGGAAGGTATTCTTCAGGGTGGCCTTGATCATCCTCATATGGTCGTCAGCATTGTTCATGCCGTCCGAGGGCGCTGGGTTTGTCGTCACCAGATCGTCAACGTACGTCGCAGTCTCTAAGGGCAAGAGAGGCTCCTTATGTACCCTTAGGTACTATCTTGATGGTTATAATAATAGTTCCTCATAGAGGTACTTAGGTTCCCCTAGGGGGTACAGGGAGCATCTGAGGCTCCTCATTCTATACGTCCCCCCGCTTGCCTGATAAGTCATTGATATCATTCAATAAGAGCATAATCTGAGCCTCCCAGAGGTACCTAGGTATAGCGAGGCTCGATCCTGATGGAACCGAGGCCAAGCGCGGCTCGATGGGCCCCGATGGAACCGAGGTCCCCCGATGGAACCGATGGTCCTTGACCTGGAGATGGAACCGATGGGACCCAAGGGAACTCAGGGGCCCCGAGGTCGAGCAGTGAAGCCGTAAGCTCGGCGGAGGCGGCGGCGGGTTTAGTCCGAGTTTGCGAATTCGCGCCACGATTTGGCCCAAAAAGGGTCCCATGCGGCCAAAGGGGACCCGTTTTCGCTGCCGTGCCCCAAGCAATGCCCCCAAGCATGGTGTTAAGTCATTGATATTGCTACGTGCTCAACGGTCTATAGGACCGCTGGCCTAGGGGCTCGCATGGGGGCTACAGGTTGCATGGGCGCACACACGCGACCTAGGTTGCATCGGTCGCCTAGGGGCTTGGGGCTGGCAACCCACTATATCTAGCCCTATCAGACTTCGGGGCTTATCGGCCTGTTATGGGCGAAACTCCGCTCAATCCCACTATGTCCCCCAATGGCCCCCAAAGGGACGCCAAGGGCAACGCACACGCCTAGGCGCACCAATGTGCCCCAATGCCGGACCAAGGCTGCACGGGCTTCCTAAGGCATCCTAGGGGCACATCGGTTCCCAGTCTCGAGACCTGCAAGCCAGGAATACCAGCCATGCATTCTTGTGTGTAGACCGTGGCCATGGCGAGCCCGTAGAAACATTCCAGCGGCGCAGATGGTGCGCCCACACAACGGGACTTGAGACCATGATCAAGATGCACGCTTCTTCCAAGGCTATCGTTCGGGACGGCGCAATCAACTACCTGCCCATGATCACGTTGCGCGCTGACAAAGGCCGCATGATCGGATGCAAGGTGCCCCAAGGTGCCGCGCAAGAATTCCGCACGTTCACGACGTCGGAAGCCGCCAAGGAAGCCGCACACGCCATTGCGCTGCGCTGCGCCGCTGACTTCCCCATGATCTTGATCGCGGCCTAACGCCTTCGCTTTGTCCTAATAGCTTCCATCTGTCAAAAGGCTTCCACACAATGGCCGTCACTCAAGTTAATGGTTTCATCTTCTATCGTGGCCCGTCGATGCTTGACGGTGCACCAATCATCGCTGTTGCCACGGGGACGGCGCGTGGTAGCCGCAACGGTAAGACGGGCAGTGAAGTGCAAACTTGGATTTTGCGCGACGACATGTCCCCGGTTGACGCTGTGAAGTCGGGCAATGATCGCAGCATTTGCGGGACGTGCATTCACCGTGGCCCGAACAACGATGGTTCGGAACGGTCGTGCTACGTCACCGTGTTTCAAGCCCCGCTTGTCGTGTGGAAGTCAGCGCAGCGCGGCCTGTATCCCGTGCTTAACGAGCACGCGGCATCCCTCGCATTGTCGGGCAAGGTTGTGCGCCTTGGCTCTTACGGTGACCCTGCGGCCGTCCCTGCCCATGTGTGGCGTGCGCTTGTCGCGTTCACTGAGGGGCACACGGGATACACTCACCAATGGCGCACCAATGACGACTTGCGCGACCTTTGCATGGCGTCATGCGATAGCGCCTTTGAGCAAGAATTGGCTAAGGCGCAAGGCTGGCGCACGTTCCGTGTGATGCGCCAAGGCGACCGGCTTAACCCGCGTGAAATTGCGTGCCCCGCGTCGAAAGAGGCTGGCGCAAAGACTAACTGCAGCGCGTGCAAGGCGTGCGGCGGGAACGGTGCAAAGGCCAAGGTTGACATTGCAATCATTGCCCATGGTGCCGCTGGCAAGGTGAATGCGTTCAATGCGCGTGCCGCAGCATGACCGGGGACACATGGCACGCGGCTTTCCTAATCACCCTATGGCTTGGCGCTGTCGTGTACGGCGCTGGCGCAATCATCAACCTAATCTGAGGTAACCGAACATGACCCGACGCAACGTAGACCGCGCGCAAGCCTTGGCGCTTTCGCTTCACTCTTGGAACAACACTGCGGATGATTGGTCGCGCCTTGCCGACGTCGTGCAGCGCCTTGGACGCGCGGCACCTAAGGAAGCTAAGGCCGCACTCGCCAATCACTACGCGCGACGCGCTGCGCTTCCTAACCCCTTTGGAGCGTAGAGGCATGATCACAGAACGATTGTGCGGGATTGCGATGCTCCTAACGTTCGCGCTGTTGCTCTTACTGCTTTCGCTATTCGTGCATTGACGCGCGACACATTCGAGACCTTACGGCACGCGGCGCAAGCCTACGTGCCCTGAGGCATTACTAGAAACCGAAAGGACGTCGCATGGCTACATTCAATCACACGCTTGGTAAGACGCGCGCGGGAGAAGGGACGCGCATATGGTTGGAAGGCAAACGCCTAATCGAGCACGGCTTTGTGCACGGTGCCCATGTGGCGCGTGAGTGGCACGAAGGGAAGCTTAGGCTTTCCGTGATTGATGCCGCGACCTTTGAAGCCTTGCCCCGCAGCGAGCGCACGACGGTAGCAGGCAAGCCCGACCGTCCCATTATCGATATCACTGGCGTGCAGGTGCGCGACGCTTTCCCCTCAGGCAAGGTTACCGCGACTTGGTTCGCGGACGGCCGATGCATCATTAAGGAAGCCTAGGCCATGCCGAATTACGAATGCTTTGCGCCCGGGCATCGCTTGCCCGTCGAAACCATAGAGGCGGAAACGTCATGGGATGCACGCAAGGCGTATGCGTCCAAGCATCACCTAGGGGGCACGCTAGGCGTGATTGCGCGTCGCACTGATCTTATTGACGACGCTTGGCAACGGCTCGCGGACAAGCATCGCCGCTACTAACAACAGCAATCAATCGAGACCTTACGGCGCGCGGTGAAAGCCTACGCGCCTTGAGGCATTGGGGAATACAGAAAGGGACGTTATGACGACCGTTGCTCAATACGCGCTAGAGGCACAGCAAGCGGGGTTTCGCATTGAAGAAGATGCGGAAGGCTTGCTCTGGATTATCACGCCAGCGCGCCCGCGTAGGCCTTCGCAGCGCCTAGGCTCTTACACTAACAGCGACCGCGCGTGGGCGGGTGCAGCCTCAATCTTGCGTAGGCAATTCACGCCGTAATGCATATGGCGCAGTAAAATTACGGATTCCAAAATCAGTGCCCGACTGTGCGCCAATCACACTTGTGCCTGAATTTGGTTAGTGCTTATGAGCAACACAGTTCCGGCGCACACGCGGCATGCTGCCAGTTTAAGGCCTCGGGGAAGGCATTATGGGATTATGCGACCAATCATCACCATTGACGCTAACGGCTCTCTCACCTCGACTATTATCGACAACGACGCGATTGCGCCGAACATCGCAGTGGGTACACGCTTCACCTTTCACACACCTTACGAAACCCCTTGGGGAGAAGTCCCAACGGGGATTACTGCAACGGTGATCGAAACGCATGATGCGACTGGCGAGCTTGACCTGGAGGTCCAGGAGAAGCTACCAGCGCTGTTCATGTGGCATGGGTTGTTAATCTTGCTTCCCTTTATGTCCGAAGACTTGACCGCTTGCCTGAAGCTAATCACTTGACAACAGAATTCCCGGGGAGCACATAGTTCCCCGGGTTTCATTTAAGGAACAGTACCAATGCCCGCGCATCAGTCATTTAAGCCCACGCTTTCCGACGAAGAACGCGCAGCCGCTCGCGCACTCCGACTTGCTTTAGAGCCTTTTTATACCATGCGTCCCAACGTGCCCCTGAGCTACCTGCGCACGTTCCTGCTCATTGCCGAGGAGGAGGGTTTAGGCGTCAACGAATACGCTGGCATTGGCGACATCGCCCCCAGCGTCATGACGCGCAACATTCTCGACATCGGCACGCTCAACCGACACAAGGAAGAAGGCCTCGCGCTTGTGTCGAATGATCGCGACCCGTTCGACCTCCGCAAGCACAACGTGAGGGTCACGCCCAAGGGACGCGCGATGGTGCGCCAGTGGGTCACTGTGCTGCGCTCTTATTGTAAAGGCTAGATCACATGGCATTTGCAGAACGCGACAGCCGCACGAAGAAGCATACGGGCCGATGGGCCGTAGACTTCTGGTGGCGTGTTAAGGGCCAGCCAGAGAAGCGCATGCGTCGCGCATTCGACAGCAAGGCCGAGGCCGAGGCTGCAGAGACTTACGCGCGTGCGACGGGCCTATGGCCCCAGCAATCGGCCGAGGAAGCCAAGGGTCCTTCGTTCAAGGAAGCGGCCGAGGACATGCGAGCCAAGCATGACGTTTGGCTGCAGGGGCGGGACGTCAGCGGCCAGAAGCGGCTCGACTGGGTCATAGAGCACATTGGGCACCTGCCGGTTGCCCGCGTGAGCACCGAGGACTTGGACGGGCTGGTGACGGCCCTACGCAAGCGCAAGGTGGTCAACAGGCGCAACGACACGGGCAAGCTCAGGGGCCGCACCATCAACGGCTACCTGACCATGGCCAGCGCCGTCCTGACGTGGGCCGCGTCGCGCCCGAAGGTCTATGGGGACTTCCGGGTGCCTGAGGTGCCGTGGCAGGACGTCATCGAGACCCGCATCTACTTTATGACCATGGACCAGCAAGCGCTCCTCGTGCGCCATTACCTGGAGCAAGGCTGGCCTGAGGAAGCGCTGATCGTTCGGACCCTCTGTGCGAGCGGCATGCGCTGGTCGGAATTCGCGGGGCTGGAGCCGCACATGGTCGTCATCAGCAAGGCCGGAAATGGTTCCGAGGTGGGTTGGATCAAGCTGGATCGGACCAAGACAAATCATCCCAGAGACATCCCTATTACGCCCGGGTTGGCGCGAGAGGTACGAGCACTAATCGGGAACGATTGGAGACCAAACTACAGCCGCTCGCGCACTAGGTTCGACGTCGCAAGGGAATTGCTTGGGTTGCCGCCGTCCCTCACGCTTTATGGAGCACGCCACGCGGCTGCGACCTACCTGACGAAGCAGGGCATGGCGACGGCAAAAATCCAATCATTCATGGGACATAGCAGCTACAAGACGACCGAGAAGTACGTCCACGTCGAGAGCGAAGACCTCGTCCAAGCTGTCGAATTTCTCACCCCAACGCTTGGGGGCGAGAGCAAAATTCCCGACAGCAGCGAAGTGGTTGCTTTCAAGAAAGCCTTATAGTACAGCCCCTTGGCAATGAGGCCACGTGGCGGAGTGGTTACGCGCCGGTCTGCAAAACCGCTGTCAAAATACTTCCCCTTGTAAACGTAATTTTCTGACCTATACAACAAACAGGGCTCGCTACGGCGGGCCTTTCTGCGCCCCTAATACCTTCCACGTGTCAAAAGACTTCCCCAGAGACACATCTGTCGCCCTATCAATGGGTTACCGGCCGAGCCGGGGGACGTTTAGCCAAGACAAAAGGAACTGTTCCCCGATGAACGCCATTCCGTCTACTCTGGAATTCGATCTAGCCGTTAAAAAGATCAACACCCAAGACACAAGAGCTAGGACCAACGAAGGATTCAGCAGCACCCTAGGTGCACGTAAGCTCACCGAGCGCAGCCTGAGCGCTGTCAAGGCGGGTGTCGTTGAAGCATTGAACAACAGCCACAAGCTCCGCTCCGACAGCATGGAGTTCAAGCTGCAGCGTGTCCTTAGGGGCCTGCAGCCTGAGGTGATCGCACTGGCGTGCCTCATGCCTGCGCTCAACAGCGTCGCCCTCGAACACACTCACCGTGACGCCGCACTGGCCATTGGTGGCTCGCTGTGGACCGAGGCTTACATGGCCAAGCTTCTGGTCACCGACAAGAAGGCCGCAGGGGCCATTACGAAGGCCGCTGGCGAGCGCTTCGCCAATGTGAAGCTCAGGCAAGCCAAGGTGATCAAAGACGCCTCCAGCCGCCTTGGGTTCACGATGGAGGAGTGGTCGCGGCCGATGCGCCTGCACGCTGGCCAGTGGGGTGTGAACATCCTGCTGCAGACGTTGCCTGACGTGTTCGAGCTTCGCGAAATTCCGAACGATAGCGAGAAGGCGTGGAGCGTCACCGACGAAGCCGCGACCATGATGGACGACGTCGTCAACGATGCCGTGCTGAAGTCGCCAGTGTATCAGCCGCGCACTGTGAAGCCTGACGATTGGACAGGCTTCTATTCGAAGATTGCAGAAGACAGGCGCTTTGCGTCCGTCGCGGTCCCCTTGGTCCGCACGCTGCACAAAGAGACCGTCGCCGCCATCAAGCACGCCATTCGCACGGGCCAGATGGATGGCGTCATGCGTGCAGTCAACAACCTGCAGAGCGTGCCTTACAAGCTCAACGGTTGGCTGCTGGGTGTCCTGCAGGAATGCGACCACCTCGGTATCGAGGTTAAGGGCGTGCCCCCGAAGACGCCCAAGAAGGTCACCCCGCGTTCTGCGGATGACGTGTGGGCTGCAATGACCAAGGCTGAGCAGGGCCGTCGCGCTGCGCAGATCAAGACCGAGAAGAAGCGCAACCGCATCGACAAGGCTGCACGTCTCAAGTTCAACATCGACCTGAGCGTTGCCCGTCGCATGCAACTCGCTGAGCGCTTCTTTACCCCGATGAACCTCGACTGGCGCGGTCGCGTTTATTACCTCACGCAATTCAACTTCCAGCGCGAGGACTACGTGCGCGGCATGTTCCTGTTTGCCAATGGCAAGCCGGTTGGCGAGCGGGGCATCTATCACCTGAAGCTCCAATGCGCCAATACCTGGAGCGGCGAGCAGAAGCTCGACAAGCAGCCGATGCACGTGCGCGTGCAGTGGGCAAACGACAACATCGAACTGCTGCGGGACTACGTTGCGCGTCCCTTGCACAACACCGACTGGACGAAGGCCGACAAGCCCTTCGCCTTCCTCGCTGCAGTCCGTGAGTTGGTCAACGCATGGGACAATCCGTCGTACGTCTGCCACCTTCCGGTAGCCTTCGACGGTAGCTGCAATGGCCTGCAGCATCTGTGCGCCATGACCCGCGCGCCCGAAGGCAAGTACGTCAACCTGACGGACAACGCTACGCCCGAGGACATCTATCAGTTGGTCGCTGACGCTGCGCTCAAGAGCATCGAAGCCGACAAGTACAGCAACACCCTGTATTACGCTCAGGGTCCCGCTGACGAACCCCGCAAGGCTAACGCTACGCTGGGTGATCTTGCGCAACTCGCCATCGAGTATGGCGTCAACCGCAAGCTCGTGAAGCGTAACGTGATGACCTTCGCCTATAGCTCGAAAGAGAACGGGATGAAGGAACAGCACGTGGAAGACACCATCGACGCTGAGAGCCTCAAGGGCAACTATCCGTTCGGCACCACCTTTGCCGAGCAGCAGTTGGCCGCGTCGTATCTCGCCAAGCGTGCGATGGCTGCAATCAAGAGCGTTGTGACCAAGCCTGCCGAAGCCATGGCGTTCATGCAGAAGCTCGCACAGCAACTCGCTCACGAAGGCAAGGCGCTGACGTGGAAGACGCCCATGGGTCTCCCGTGGATCAACCGTTACCATTCGTCCAACGTCAAGGTCATCAAGCTCTCTTGCTACAGCAAGGGCGTTCGGGTGACCGTCGAGACGTCGCTGGCGGATGGCTTCGACGCGAACATCGCGAAGCGTGAGGTGACCAATGGCGTTGCCCCTAACTTCGTGCATGCCCTCGACGGCGCGCATCTGCAGGCCTCTGTGAACGCGGCTGCAGACCGTGGTGTCGTGGACTTCGCGACTGTGCATGATAGCTACGGTTGCCTTCCAGCGGATGCTGACCTGTTCAATGAGGTGATCCGCGAAGAGTTCCTGCGCATCTATCAAAATACCGACGTCCTGCAGGAGCTTCTGGAAGATGCCAACGCGCAGCTATCTGAGGCGGGCCGGGCCAAGCTGGCCAAAGAGCTTGAGAAGGCTCCGAAGCCTATCCCGGGGGATTTGCCGCTGGAACAGGTGATCAGCGCTCTATACGCCTTCGCGTGACCAGATAGCTTCCCCCTGTCAATTGACTGCGGGGAAGCATCATCTTCCATGAAAACAATCACTTAGCCCCCGAGCCGGGGGACGTTTAGCCAAGACGCCATCCCGGCCAAGGCCCCAGTCACCCCGGAGATTCCCATGGAATACCAGACCAAGCATTCCTCTGCCTCCCGCAACTTCCGCAATGACGTGCTTCGCGGCGTCGAGCCCACCATCATCGACCGCGCAACACTGGAGGCACGTGGAATCGACACCGAGGCGCTGGAGCAGCGCATTCGTCAGAGCAAGGAGCAATACCACTCATGATCAGAAAGCGTCTCTACGACCGGCTGTGCAACGTCTCGCACACCCCGGCCTTCCATGCGTCTCACGGGGTGGCGCACTGCGCTTACTTCGTGGCCGTGATGGCAGAAGGGCATGGCCTGTACGCCGTCGTTGGCGGGGTCATGGTCGTCTACTCCCTGATCACTGTGCTGACCACGGAGGAGCACGATGAGCATTCCTGACATCCCCAAGAGCGAGAACCCCTACGTCGTCATTCGGTCCCCTAGTGGGGCCGTTGTCGTTTGTAGGCACCACCTCGTCACCGACGAAATCAAAGCGGACGAGGCTTACGCCTTGGCGCGTGCGCTCAACGAAGAACATCAGAAGAGGACGGCCCTATGAACGCGCTCACGATCAGCAACACGGCCGACTGGCACGCAACCATGGCGATGAAGGCCTACCGCAAGAAGCTGTGGGACGACTATCGGCGGCACATCGCCATCGCAGACTACCTGCGCAGCTAACACGAGGCAGGGCCCGGGGGCGGGTAGAGAAGGCAGGGGATCGTTCTAGCGCTGCACAAGCGCTGAGCGATGGACCCCATGCGCTCCGGGTGGAGAACACCCCGCCAACCAATCCATTCAGCACCAGTCACTGGAGACACCAATGCACACGTTGTATCACGGCACTTCATCCATCAACCTCGACTGTATCAAGAAGGTCGGCCTCGAACCCGGCCACGCCAATGGCGGCGACGTGTGGGCCACTGAGCACCACATGAGCGTCGGCAAGAACTCCGCACATCGGGGTCCACAGGTCTTCGTAGCTCTCAACAAAGAGCAGGCGGAAGACTTCGCGAACATTGCTGCCGAGGAAATGGGCGGCGAGCCTGTGATCATCGTGCTGCATGTCCCAGAGCGGATGTTCGCCACCTTCAAGGTCGATGAACTGTTCGCTGATGGCATCTACGGGACGCCCGAGGCTTGGCGTGCGCCGCATATCCCTGCGGACTGCATTGGCGAAGTGCTGCCTGCCAAGAAGCACGCACCGTTCGGGGGCCGAGACCTGAGCGACGACAACATCCTCGGGTCACTCCTCGCTGACCTGTTCGGCCACTAACCAGTCACCCCTCAATCCAAACGGAGATACTTCCATGACCACCAAGACCGACTTCACGCCGTCCGGTATCAAGCTCGAAGGCCCGTATGAGAACGACCGCAACGGGGAGAACGCCGACCTCTACAAGGCGATCATCCGCGAAGCATATGGCGTCACCGACGTCATCTGCGGTCACCACCTCGTCTATCAGGTGGAGGACAAGAGGGCTGACGGGTTCACCTACACGTTCGTCGAGGAAGTGCCCAGCGCTGACACGCTGATCTTCGACACCGACGTGGCCCAGCGTCTCTGGGGCGACAAGTGGAAGTCCGTTCTCACCATCCTCGCTGTCACGCCCATCGCTGAGCGCGACGCCTTGCTGCACGACTTCTACTACGGTCGTGCTCATGAGGCCGAGGCGTGAGCATCTGGCTCGCAGAGAACGAGCGTAACGCGCGCAATGTTGAACTGTTCAAGGCGATCATCAGGGAGGTCTACGGTGCCGACAACATCGGCATCGGTCATCACCTGATGTTCTCGGACGGAGCGAAGACCGATGAACAGCCCAGCGTCGATACGATGATCTTCGACCACAACGTGGCCCGCAAGCTTTGGGGGCCTTCCTTCCGCGAGCAGCTAACAGCCCTCGCGTGCGAACCCACTGAAACCCGCGACGAGTTACTCGCTCGCTTCTACTACAGCAGAGGAAATCTCACATGTTGAAGAAGGCATTCTTGAAGCTCAAGGACGGCGACCGCGTTGCGGTGGCAGGCAAGCAGGACGGCAAGGTGTTCACCGGCGAGGTGGGCACCATCGTCAAGGGGACTTGGGATACCGAGTTCACCCGCACAGTTCGGTTCGATACGTGGAAGGGTGGTCACGGCAAAGGTGATCACGAGTGGCAGTTCAGCGACTTCGACCGCAAGGACTTCGACATCACCCCCTACGTCGAGCAGAAGCCCAAGAAGCGTCCCCATGGCGCGCAGGAATACAAGGGCAACGGCAAGCACAACTGGGAGCGCGTGACAGGCGAGACCATGCGCCTGCGCGTACCTGGTGGGTGGCTCTACGGAGAGTACAGCCGCCGCATCGACCGCGTCGTCAACTCCACATTAGTTCCCGTCCCTCAGGCCGTAGGATACGCCGTCTAATGAAGAACAACTGCACCATCCGCATGGGCGCGTCCCTGTGGACCGTCACCGTCAAGGGCGCCAATGGCGAGCCGGTCATGTTTGACCTGTACGCCATGGACAAGGACGGTCGCCGCAACTTCCACCGCGAGTTCATGAAGGCGTGGCGTAATGCGTAACGAGACCGCCAGCGGCTACATCTACACCCCGGAGGCTCCCCCGGAGGAACGTATCGCCAAGATGCTCAAGGATGACCTTGGCGTCACCGTCAACCCGCAGGCTCTGCGCATGTTCTTGCGTACACGTTGGTCCGCCATGAGCAAGGCCGCACACGAGATACACGACGCCTAATGATTCTCGCCGTTCTCGCTAATCACGTCATCGACGCGATTGGCATCATCTACATCGTTTCATCGACCATCAAGATTGCTCGCGGATATCCCGTGAGCCGATGGTTCTTCTGAACAGGGACTGATCCTATGAGCCTCTCCAACTTCTTCGCCGCCGCCCGCAAGACCCTCAACAGCTACACTGGCGACACGACCTTCCTGAAGGGCGTTGCTTCGGCCGCTGCCAACGTCACCGCTGCGGACGGCTCCATCGACGACAACGAAATCGACAGCGCCATCTCGGGCATGCAGGCCAACCCGCTGGTCTCCGCGTCCTACTCTTCCTCGCAGATCGAGGAGGCTCTCAACGCCGCCCTGTCGCGTGCGAAGTCCCGTGCCGGTCGCATGGAGAACAAGCGCAACATCGAAGCGCTGATGACCCGCGACGTGAGCGTGCGTCAGGACGTCTTCCTGATCTCGGCCGACGTTGCCGATCAGGGTGGCATCGGCTCCGAGGAACAGGTCGTGCTGAACGACATCGCCAAGCTCCTCAACGTGGACGGCGCGAAGCTTCTCGGGTGAGCGTAGCAGAGCTAATCGTCACCGCGACGTTTTCCGTTGGGGTGCCGATCCTGATCTACATCGCTCGAACCATCTGAACCTAAGGGGTCCTTCGGGGCCCCTTTTTCTTGGAGACTGCTTCCTTTGGAAACCTTCATCGTATCGCTACTCGGCATCGTATGGATTGACCTCCTGCTGTCGGGTGACAACGCGGTCGTCATCGCGCTCGTCAGCAACCGCCTGCCTCCCGAGCAACAGAAGTGGGGCATCGTTGGTGGCACTGCTGCAGCCGTCCTGCTCCGCGTCGTCATGTCGTTCTTCGCCGTGTTCCTCCTCGGCGTTCCTGCGCTGTCGATTGTCGGCGGTCTCTTCCTGCTCAAGGTGGCCGTTGGTCTCCTCGTGGACGAGGCCTCAGACGAGAACGGGGACACCGTGGGGCGCATCACGCTCTCTGCTGCCATCGGCACCATTGCCGTGGCTGACGCCTCCATGAGCCTCGACAACGTGCTTGCTGTGGCCGCGCTGGCCCATGGCAACATCGTCCTCATGGCGACCGGCGTCGTCCTGTCTATCCCGCTGGTCATCGCGGGCGCTGCTCTCATTAGCAAGTTCGTCGCACGCTTCCCGATCATGGTCTGGGCAGGCGCTGGCGTTCTCGGCTGGGTCGCAGGCGGCATCGTCGCTGCTGATCCGTGGGCTGCTCCGTACCTGGATCACACCATCACCTCGGCTTCCGGCGCTGCACTGGTGCTCCTCGTGGGGCTCTGGGCACGCTTCAAAAACAAGGCTGCATAAAATGACGAATGACGGCACTTCGATTGGACTTCTTGGCGTTGCTGCGTGGTTGGTCGGTGTCGTCTTCGTAGGCGCGGGCCAGTTGGGCACCTTCGATCCGCATCCAGCGGCTCCGAGCATTGTGACCTCTGGCCCGCGATGCACCTTCGCATACCCTCGGGGCTTGAACCCGAGGACCCTCGCGAGGGTCACCAAGAAACCTAAAACCTGCGTGGACGGTGACCTTCAGTCAACGTGGCGGGGCTGCACGCCTCGCTTCAAAGCATAGGCGCTCGACGACTAACGTCAGTGCCCCACTGAGTATTTCGATCAATCCATAATGGCTAAGACTAGTGTTATCCTCCCCAAGGGCGTCGCTGAATTCCCGAAGCTGAACGAGATTGACGTCTATCAGCCGAAGACCCCGTCCGGAAAGAACAACGGCCCTGAGAAGCGCCGCTACATCACGGGCGTGAAGTTCAACGACGAAGACCACCGCAAGGTCGATGCGTATCTGAAGAAGCAGTTGAAGGCGAACGGTCTCCCCGAGAACGCCAAGCTGCCTTGGAAGAAGAACAAGAAGGACGGCTCGATGTCTCTCCAGATGACCTCTGGTGAAGACTATCCGCCGCCGTTCGTCGATGCGGCTGGCAACGAAGTCCCGCGTAGCAAGGTGAAGATTGGCGGCGGCTCGATCATCAAGCCCGACGTCACTGTGAACCCGTACGAAGGCTTTGGTGGAGGCATCAACCTCTACATCAACCAAATCCAGATCATCGAACTCAAGACCCGCGTCTTGAACAAGTTCGAAGCCGAAGAGGGCGGTTACGTCTTCAACGGTGGGGATGCGGATGAAACCACGGAAGACCTCGACGACGCTGAGCCCGAGGCCCCCGAGGCACCGGACAGCAACACGGACGACGACATTCCGTTCTAAGTAATGTCGAAGCCCGCACTCACCATCGAGCCTGAGTTTCGCTCAGGCCTCGAACGGGATGCTGCGGCCAAGCTAACTCAGGCCGGTGTGCCCTTTGGTTACGAAAGCCAATGGATCAAGTACATCGTGCCTGAGCGCGAGGCTAAGTATCTTCCAGACTTTTCCTTCGACGGTTGCCCGATCATCCTAGAGCCCAAAGGGCGCTTCGGTGGTGCGGTCCCCGGTGGCAAGTTTCGCGTCTCCACCAAAGACGCTGCCGTGAAGGAACGACAGAAGTTCGCCCTGCTCAAGAAACAGCATCCTGAGTTGGACATCCGCTTCATCTTCTCCCGAGCATCGACGCCCATCTACAAGGGCTCCCCAACGACCTACGGGAAGTGGGCGACCGACCACGGCTTCAAGTGGTGCGAGAAGGTCGTGCCTGATGCTTGGATCGAAGAAATCAAGGCGTACCAGAAACCTAAAAAGAGAAAGTGACCTCATGTCTGAGACCCTGACCATCGGCACCCCGAACCTCGCGAACGACCTCACGCTGTCGCCGCAGTGCCGGAAGATTCTCGCGCACCTTGAGAGCAAGGGCGACAACGGCAAATACCGCACGATCACCAACATGGAAAGCATGGGTGTCTATCACGTGCAGCGGCTCTCGGACGTGATCTTCAAGCTCCGCAACGCTGGCTACCCGATCAAGATGACCATGAAGACCGATGGTGTCGGCGGCCAGTACGCCTCCTACCAGTTGGTCCGCTAGTGACCGTACGCCACATCTATCTCGTCGGTCTCGGCCTGATCACCACAGCAGTGGCTATCGACGGAGGCTTCACGCCTGCGTTGGTCTCTGCGGGGCTTGGGCTGATGCTCTACGCCCTCGGTGAAGCGCTGGCCGCCGTCTGATGGACATCGCAATCGCAAATACGGCAGCCACGGTTCTCCCGTGGTTGCCAATCGCTGCGTGGGTGATCGTCGTTGTGATCGCCTATGCCTGCACACGAGAGTTCTTAGAGAGGCTACGGAGTGAGTTGCACTAAGGGGCCATGCCCCTGCGGAACGTCCTCGGACGCATTCGCAACATATGACGACGGAAGTGGAAGTTGGTGCTTTAGCTGCAATGACCCGAGCAAGTTTAACGCTGGAGGACGCTCTGGACCCGGCGACGCTAAGGCGAGCACAGAGAAGGTCAGCAAAGATTTCAGTCCCATCGACACCGAGATCAAAGCACTCACCGCACGTGGCATCACCGAAGATACCATGCGCAAGTGCGACTACCGTCTCGGCAAGCTCTGGGACGGCACGCCGGTTCACGTCCAGCTAATCAAGGACGAGCACGGCAAGCTGATCGACCAGAAGACGCGCACACGCGACAAGCAGTTCAAGTGGCTTGGTGGCAGCGTCTACAAGAACAACGGCGGGATCATTGGTGAATGGTCGTGGCCCGCGAAGGGCAAGACCGTCGTCATCACGGAAGGCGAGATTGACCGCATGTCGGTCTCGCAAGCTTTCGACAACAAGTATCCGACAGGCTCTCTCCCGAACGGCTCAGGCTCCGTGAAGAAGGCGCTGCTCGCGAGTTGGGAGAAGCTTCTGCGCTTCGACCATATCGTGCTGTGCTTCGACAACGACGAGCCGGGACAGAAGGCCCTTAAGGAAGCCTGCGACCTCCTGCCGGTCGGCCGTGTGAAGATCATGACCGTTCCAGATAAGGACGCCAACGCGACCTTGATGGACGAGGGTCCTGCGCCGATCATCCGAGCCTACTGGGACGCAAAGCCCTTCAGGCCTGATGGCATCAGGGAAGGCCGCGAGTTCTCCCGTGAGGTTCTCAAGGCCTCCATGGCCAAGCGGAAAGGTCTCGACCTTCCGTATCCCAAGCTCAACGGCATGTGGATGGGTCTTCGCCCGGGCGAGATCACCACGCTGTGCGCAGGCTCAGGCATCGGCAAGTCAACGCTGGCCCGAGCCATCGCTTATCACATGCGAGTGGCGCACGACGCGAAGATCGGCAACATCTATCTTGAGGAAGACAACGAGACGTCGGTCGCAGCCTACTGCGCCTTGCACGCTGGTGTGCCTCTCAAGAGCCTGATCGCGAACCCTGAGAACATCAGTGACGACCAGTGGGACGCTGCGCTCGCTGCAGTCGTCCACGACAAGATGATGTTCTACGACCACTTCGGCTCGCTGCAGAGCGACCGGCTGCTGACCATGATGCGTTACATGGCGGCGAGTGGCTGCAACTACATCGTGCTCGACCATATCAGCATCGTCGTATCCGGCCTTGAGACGATGGACGAGCGTAAGGACATCGACGTCCTGATGACCAAGCTGGCTTCCTTCGTGAAGGAAACCGGTGTTGGCGTCATCGCCATCGTTCACTTGAAGAGGTCTACCGGCAAAGACTTCAACGGCGGCGACCAGATCAGCCTCAACGACCTCCGAGGCTCCGCGTCTCTGGAGCAGCTTTCGTTCAACGTGCTCGCCCTTGAGCGCGATCAACAGAACGAGGAAGAGAAGCTCTACGCACAGATACGTTCACTGAAGTGCCGCATCACCGGAGAGACTGGTGAAGCCGACTTGCTGAAGTGGAATATCGCGAAGGGCTGCTACGAGGTTGCGACCCGCAGCAAAGAAATCCCTGACTTCGATCCACACGAGAAGGGTGATGACACAAAGTTCTAAGTACGTGACGTACGACAACGACATCGTTGCGCTTCTCATGAGGCACGGGGCAACCCGTGGTCAGGCGAAGACCATCATGACCGATGTCTACAAGGTCCCCATGTCGGGATGTCAGAACCCTGACCAACGGACGCGGCTCAGGGAGCGTCAGTACCAAATGGCCAAGTGGGCCATAGCCAAAGCAAAGGAATACGGCGCACAGAATGCTGAGACTACTATGGGACACCGAGAGTAACGGGTTTCTGGCTAACGCCACCCGTTTCCACTGCATCGGTATCACCAACGTCGATACGGGCGAATACACTGGCTACCGTCCCGACAAGCTCGACACAGCTTTGGAGCACATGCGCGAAGCTGACGAGATCATCGGCCAGAACATCATCAGGCACGATATCCCGCTCGCCAAGAAGCTGAAGAAAGGCTGGAGCCCCAAACCTGGAGCGAAGGTCAGCGACACGATGGTCATCAGCCGCACGCTGTTTCCGAACATCAAAGCGACTGACATCGGTCTGGTGCAGGCGGGCAAGCTCCCGCCGAAATACAAAGGCAAGCACAGCGTCGCTGCGTGGGGCCATCGCCTCGGGAATCCCAAGGGCGACTACGCGGAGATCATGGAAGCCAAAGCTCGTGAGCTTGGCCTTGAGAACCCGCGTGACATTGCGACCTTCGTGTGGGGCACCTTCAACGAAGACATGTTCGAGTACATGGCACAGGACTGCGCCACCAACTTCGACATGTGGAAGCACTTCAATCCCGATGCCTACCCGCAGGCACCGTTGAACCTTGAGCATCGTATTTCCCGCGTGTGCGATGCCATGAACACTGCGGGGGTGCCTTTCGATCTTCAGGCCGCTGGTGAGCTTCAGGCCGAACTGGTCGGCAAGAAGCATATCATCGAGACGAAGCTCAAAGAGAAGTACGGCTTCTGGTTTCAGCCAGTGAGCCCTGATCCGACCAAGTCGCTGTTCATCCCTAAGCAGCCGAACCGCAAGCCTGCGGTCGCTACGCTGGACGAGAACGGCGATTGGGAATGGTCCAACCCCGGATACTGGGGCGACGAGACGATCACCGAGGAGCCGAAGCTCGACGTCGATGGCCAGCCTGTCGTCAACGCGAAGGGTGTGGTGCAGACCCGCAAGGTGAAAACCTTCGTGGGCTATCCGGTTACCAAGCTCAAGAAGATCGAGTTCAACCCGGGCTCCTCGGATCACCTTTCGAAGAAGTTGATCGAGCAGGGGTGGCGACCAACGAAGTTCACGGATGGCGGCAAGCCAGCCATGGACGAAGAAGTCATCGAGAGCATTGGCAACCTGTTCCCCGATATGGACGGCCTGCCGACGCTTCTGATGGTCAACAAGCGACTGTCGCAACTCGTTGGTGGCAAGTCTTCGAAGTATCCGCTGATTGACAGCGTGCAGGAGGATGGATGCATCCACGGCGTCATCAACCCTATGGGCACGATCACCAGTCGAGCGGCCCATATGTTTCCGAATCTCGGACAGGTGCCGAGCGCGAAGAAGCCTTACGGGCACGAGTTCAGGCGCTTGTTCACCAAGCATGTGCCGACGCCTTATCACGGCACAGGCCTAGCGTCGTGCAAACTTGGGAAGATGGTGCCGTGGAAATTCCTCGGTGCTGACCAAGAGGGCCTAGAGCTTCGTGGGCTCGCCCACTACCTGCATCCGCTCGACGGCGGCAAGTATTGCACCACAGTCATCAGCGGTGATCCTCACTGGCTCCATGCGGTCGTCATGGGCCTTGCTGAGGGTGAGCGCGACAAAGCCAACCAACTCCACACCGTTCTCCGTGAGGACGGCAGCAAGAGGTTCATCTATGCCTACATCTACGGGTGCGGAGACGAGAAAGCTGGCTCTATCATTTACGAAGCTCTCCTCAACGCGAGGAGAAGCTGCGGAGCCGAAGGCGCTGCGGTCTACAGCAAGTTCTTCACCGAGAACCCCGGTGAGGATGAGCTACGCCGAGTGGGCAAGAAGGTACGCCGAAGCTTCCGAACTCGCATCGAAGGCTTCAAGACTTTGCAGGACCGGCTCTCTGAGCAGGTGGGCAAACGCAATCGCGTCATCGGTCTCGATGGTCGGATCATCCCAATTCGGTCTGACCATAGTGCACTCAATTTCCTCATTCAGTCAGCCGGTGCCATCGTCTGCAAGGAATGGGTCGCCAGCGCTTTCGAAGAACTCGAACGGCGATACACCTACAACTGGGATGACCCGTGGGCTGGAGACTTCGTGTTCGTGCTTTGGGTGCACGACGAAGTCCAGCTTTGCGTAAGAGAAGGCCTTGAAGAAGAAATCGGTAAGATCATCGTCGAGTGCGCCCAAAAAGCGGGCCTCCCGTACGGCCTCCGCGTCCCGCTCGACAGCAAGTTCGTCGTCGGCGACACGTGGGAAGACACACACTGAAGACACAGGGGACGCCTACGGGCGTCTCCTCCGCATCCTGCGCCAAGTGCAGCGGGAGCACGTGAGGGTCAAGAGCGACCTCGCACGCAAGGAAGCAGAGGTCATCGCGATGGCTGCTTCCCTTCAACTCATATCGACCAAGGTGGGCGCTCAGCGCTTCGCCAAGACGTGGCTGATTACCAGCAAGGGCCTCGTGTGGCTCAACGAAAAGGACGACTAATGTCAATCGAAACCATCGTCAGCGAGCTTCAGACCGAAATCGAAGCCGTGCGCGACAACGCATGGGACGCTGGCTATCTCAGAGGCGTCGGTGACGCTCGTGCACACCCTGCGAAGGCTGATGCCCTCGTGCAGGAGATCATCGCTGATGGCGCTGCGGACTACTACGAGACCCTGCAGGACGCTGTGGCCAACTGGTCGGCCTACGCCGCGAGTGTCCGCGACTGATGAAGAAGCTTCTACTGATCGACGGCGACGAAATGCTGTTCAAGGCAACAGCCGCTGTCGAGCATGAAACCAAATGGAACGTGGTACTGGGTGAGGTTGACTGGCGCGAGCCTCCAATCCACGTGCTCACCTCGTCCCCGAGCAAGGCCCAGCAAGTCTTTGAGGAAATGATCGAGCGGTTCTTCGAACGGTTCGAGACCGACAACCATTTTCTCTGCTTCTCCACCACGCCAGACTTCAACTTCGAACAAGACAAACAGGCGAACTTCCGCTTCGACGTCGATCCGACCTACAAGAACAACCGCGCCAACTCACGCAAGCCCCTGTGCTACGCGATGATGCGACAGTGGGTCGAGACCAAATACAAGTGCAAGAACTTCGTGGGCCTTGAGGCCGACGACGTGATGGGAGTTCTGGCAACCATGCCCCGCCCGAAAGGTGCGGTGCAGCCGATCATCATCTCGCAGGACAAAGACATGCAGACCATCCCCACCCAGGTATGGCGCAAGGGCGACCTTGTGACCGTGACCGAGGAGGAGGCTGACAAGTTTCACCTGATGCAGACGCTCGCTGGCGACATCACTGACGGCTATCCGGGTTGCCCCGGGGTCGGCATGGTCACCGCAGAAGCCTTCGTCAACGAGCCCTACATCGCCACGCCGTACGAGCACACGATGGCTCGTGGCAAGCGCAAGGGCGAGGTGGAGACGCGCTGGCGTGAGGAGCCCACGGCTGACCTGTGGGCCGGTGTGGTCTCGCTGTACGCCAAGGCAGGCCTCACCGAGGCTGATGCTCTCCGACAGGCCCGACTGGCGCGCATCCTGCGCTGGAGTGACTGGGACAACAAAAAGAAAGAACCGATCCTTTGGTCGCCTTCATAATTCAACTCTCAGCCAGCGTGCTGAGCCTCTCGGGCCAATGGTTCTACGGCAATAAGAGCAAGTGGGGTCCGATCCTCGGGCTCTCCGCTCAAATCCCGTGGTGGGTCATCATGGTCACGCAGGGTCTCTGGGGCTTGCTCCCCGTCAACATCTTCACGGGCATCATCCACGCCCGCAATCTCTGGAAATGGGTAAAGGAATGATCACGGGACACGTCCCTCCGTTCGACACCGTGGACGCGCCTCGCGCTCGTGGGTCCGATCTGCAGCCGCAGACAGAAGCCAGCGCTCGCGTGTTCGGCACAGGTGCCACTCGCGACCTCGACGCCAACAAGCTGGACTTCGAAGGCTTCCTTAGCCCGCTGGTCCTCGAACGCTACGCCGAGCACATGCACAAGGCGCGCAGGATGCTCGACGGCTCCATGCGGGCTTCCGACAACTGGCAGCTTGGCATCCCCGTGGTCGTCTACATGAAGTCCCTGTGGCGGCACTTCTTCAGCGTCTGGAAGCTCCACAGGGGGCTCCCGGTGACCGAGGTTGTCCGTGGGGAGATCATCGTGAAGGACCTCGAAACCGAACTGTGCGCCGTCCTGTTCAATGCGAGTGGCCTGCTGCACGAGGTTCTGAAGAAGAAGCGTCAGTTCGCGGAGGAGTATCCGACTAGTGAAGCGAACAAATGACGCTCACGGCACCAGCTACATCATCGACGCAGACACACTGAAGGTTACGCCCGGGGGCCAAGTGCGCCCCGGGTGCCCCCTCGTTGAAGTCTGGTGGTCGCGTGATGGAGCGAAGGCCGACGAAACCATCATCATCCGTCAGGAGTGGCCCGGCCGCGACACCGCAGAGGTTCTGGAGGTGACGCAGGGGCAGGCATACGACCTGATGAAAGCTTTGGCTGACGCTATGGAGCGTAAATGAATATCCCCCAAGAGGCCCGTCAGGTCCTCGACCTCGTGAAGAAGAACTTTGCTAACGACGCCGTCATCGCTGGTGGCTGTCTGCGAGACGCTGACAACGACAGGACGATCAACGATATCGACGTGTTCGTCGGTAATCGTTACGCTGGGAACGCCTACGCCGCGCTTCTCGATGCAGGATACGTTCGAACCAAGACGCTCGACCAAGCCTACATGACGCTGGACAGCAGCGTTATGTGCTGCAGCTACTTCGAACGGAAGCACTCGCTGCCGGTCAACGTCATTGAGGTCTACGGTCGTTGTGACCTTGAGGCCCAGCTTGAGCGCTTCGACTTCGGCATCTGCGCGATTGGCTGGGACGGCAAGAACCTGATTAAGGCACAGCGCTACCAGATCGACCAACAGAACGAGACCTTCACCCTGCGTGGCTACCAGACCGAACTGCAGCGCAAGTATTCGCTGGAGCGGTTCGCTCGTCTCTCCCGCAAATACCCCGGATGGTCTATCGTTAAGTGAGCATCTTCCAACCGTTTCCCAAGCTCGCGAGGCTCTCTCGCGGGTGTGTCATCACCGAGAAGCTCGATGGCACCAATGCTCAAATCTACATCGTCGATCCCGACACGCTTGAAGGCGAAGAGTACGAAGACGTCGCCCAGACCGAGCCCGTTCTGACGGTAGGGTCGAAGCATATCTACGTCGGCTCCCGCACGCGCCTGATCACTCCAGGTAAGAAGACGGACAACTACGGCTTTGCTCAGTGGGTGTCGGATCATCCCGACCTCGTCGAGCTAGGCGAGGGACGTCACTTCGGTGAGTGGTATGGCAACGGCATCCAGCGGAGCTACGGTCTCCCTGAGAAGCGCTTCGCTCTCTTCGATACCAGCCGCTGGCCTGCGGAGCGTCCGCGTCCGTCGTGCGTCGAGGTGGTGCCTGTTCTCCATCATGGCGAGTTCTCGACGAGCGTCATCGAAGACGTGATGTATCGCCTGAGCCGTGATGGCTCCAAGGCCGTCCCCGGCTTCATGAACCCCGAGGGCATCGTCGTCTACCATCAGGCGTCCCGCACGCAGTTCAAGAAGACATTCGACGACAAACACAAGGAAGCAGCATGACTGACATCCAATCCCCCAACGCCGTGATCGAGGGCGAAAGCTCCACGGTGACCTTCGGTGAGTTCTGGCACATGTCCCCGGGCGACCATGCGTTCGCAGGGCCGTTCGCCACCAAGGAAGCTGCGCAGGCCGACGCCTACATGTATCTGCAGGACGACGGCGGGCGCTACAACATCAACTCGGTCGTCATCGTGAAGACGGTCGCGAAGGGTGAGAACAAGATCACCGTGGAGAGCACCTTCCATGACGTCTGAGCGCAACGGGTCCCATCGCTTCCGCGTGACGCCTGATGGCCTCGTGCTTGAAGTGGGCTACAGCTACTTCGCGGCTCAGCCCAATGGCGTGTGCGTCTGGAAGAACGACTACCGGCGTGCAACGGCTGACGACATCACTGACCCGAGCCTGCTAGTTGGCGTATCGCGTTCGTGAGGTTGATGGCCTCGACGAAGAAATCGTTGACGTCATCCGAGAGCTTCACGACGAATGCTTCGGAGACAGTGCTCCGAACATTTCAGCAGAAGAGGCAGCAAGAGGTCATTGGTGGCTGGCTTATGCAGTTGATGGCCGACGAGAGCTTGCCGGTTTCTGCGGTCTCACACCAACTTATGCAGATGAATCGCTTGGTTATCTCAAGCGGGCGGCAGTGCGGAAAGAGCATCGTGGCCAAAGCCTGCAACGACGCTTTGTTAGAGTACGTGAAGCGAAAGCGCGACGCCTCGGCATGCGTGGCATCATCACCGACACCAGCGACAACCCTTCGTCAGCCAACAACCTAATCAAGTGCGGTTACCGCATGTTCACCCCGGAGCACCCTTGGGGCTTCCGGCACACCTGCTATTGGGAGAAGAATCTATGAAATACTTCGTCATCGCAGACCCGGCGACCACTGAAAGCTTCATGCTCAGCGTGGACGGGCTTCCGACCGAATATGCGACCGAGGCTGCAGCCGTTGCCGCCGCCAAGGAATACAGCGTCGACTGCTACGTGGTGAAGGCCACGTCCAGCGTCATCCCGGTCGAGCGCCACAAGGTCACCAAGCTTGCATGAAGAAACTTCTGATCGTCCCTCTCTTCGGAGCCCTCGCATGGCTTGGCAGTTGCAGCTTCCACTACCTTGTCCAACCGACCCCGGCGGAAATCATCCAGCAAGCGCACGATGCGTTCCCAAGCGCACCTACGCTTCCGACGATCACCGTGCCTACCTTCAACCCGTCTCCGCAGAAACCCAAGGTGCACAGTCCCGTCTCCCGGCATGGTGTCGTTGCAAAGACGAGCCCGAAGGTTGTCCCAACTCCAATCCCGTATGTTGCGGAGGAGCCTTCTGTCGTCACGCCCGAGCTTGAGTGCATCTTCCCGCTGAACCTCATACCTGGTTGTCGGCCGCAGCAATGATCATCACCACCAAAGACCCTGAGTTGGTCAAAGGCCTTCTGGCTTCCGGCTGGTGGCGCAAAGGCGACACCTTCATCTGGATACACGCCATAGGTCGCGCGTGAGAACGGTGTCGCTGTGGGTTAGTGCCTACGGAGACATCGTCTTGCCTGCCGACTTCCCCACCTACGCCCTACGCAGGGATGGATGGTGGGACAAACGCTACACGGCCGACGCTCGCGTGCAGGCCGCAAAGCTTTTCCTCGTCACCGCAGAAGCAAGGTTGATTGAACTCTATGCCTGATGAAGCCGACCTCTTCGCCCTCGAAATGCTCGCCTACCTGCCGTGGGTCTACTGGCTCAAGATGCTGCAGGCTCACACTGAATTCATGGAGGACATGTGTCCCTAGTTGACCGCCAACGCCCACACGAACAGCACCACCAACGCACCCTCGAACAGCAGATTCTAGACGCGCTCCTGCGTATCGAAGAGTTGCTGATCGCGAAGCAGCAGAAGACCGAAGAGACCGAGGTCAAGAAACCGACCCCCGTCAAGCTGGAAGCCAAGCCTTCCCGCAAGGTTGACCGCCTGTGATCCGCTGCTTCTCGTGGGTCACTCGCATCAAGAGCACCAATGGCCGCAGGTTCGTAATGTGCCTCGTGGCTCTGCCTGTGCTCGTCGAATACATCGTCAACGCGCCCATCGGGTTTGCGCTTGACTTCAAGTCCCTCTGGAACGTGGACAACAATGTTTGACATCAAGAAGGTCGAAGCTGAAGCCCTCAAGGAACTCAGCGACGAGAAGGCGACTGCCGCCAAGTCCAAGATCAAGGCCAAGCTGAAGCAGATTGCTGACGCCGAGCGCATCGTCTCCAACCTGCGCGACGAGTATGGCGTTCTCCTCCGCGATATCGGCTGACGCCCGTCTTCTGTCCCGTCCGCTCCGAGTTGAGTGGGCGGGATGGGAGACCACCACATACCGCCTGCAGCAAGCAGGCTGGAAGCTGAGCGCCGAGCAGGACGTCTACCAGAACCGCATGCGGCTGGCGATGCACCACGAGCGTCTCAGCCTGTACGCCATGAGCCGTATGACCGAGTTCGAGTTCGACAGGTTCGCTCATGACCCTCGGTGCGACTTCCCCCTGATCGTCATGCAGGCCATGGGCCGCGAGGTGTTCATTCAAGAGCACGGCAGTATCGACTGGGGCTTCAATGCGATTGATGCCAAGCCCTGCTTCACTGACCGCAAGATCACCCGCATTGAAGACCTAGCGCACTTCGCTGCGCCGCTGGTTCGATGCAACGAGGTGATCATCCCTGAGGACAGCGTACCGAAGCTGATGGAGCGCATTCTGGAGCTTCAGCAGCCCGCACGCACTGACCGCATCAAAGAGCAGATGCGCAGTCCTGAAGGCTACGACCGGCAACCTCAACAGAAGTTTCAAGCACAGATCATTTCCCTAGCAGCGTAATATTCCCTCCCGCAAACTGCGGGTCCTCGTCGGCTGTGAATTCAGCGGGCGCGTGAGAGACGCATTCCGAGCCAAAGGTCACGACGCATGGTCGTGCGACCTCGAACCCTCGGACAGCCCTTACCACTACCAAGGCGACGTCCTCACCATTCTCGACCGAGACTGGGACCTAGGTATCTTTCATCCGCCATGCACCTATCTCTCCAACAGTTCATCGAAGCACCTCTACCTCGACGGCAAGAAGGAAAACGGACCAGACCCTGAGCGCTGGCAAGAGCTTCGCTGGGGTGCAGACTTCTTCAAGAAGCTCTGGACGACGAAGCACATCGGCAAGGTGGCGTGTGAGAACCCCATCATGCTGGGCTACGCCAAGGACCGCATCGGCTGCGGGAAGCAGACGCAGACTGTGCAGCCTTGGATGTTCGGTGATCCCGAGCAGAAGGCCACGTGCCTCTGGCTCCGCGAGCTACCGGCTCTCGTGCCGACCTATGCGACATGGGACAACTGCAGGACCGCGTTGCGCCTGAAGGCCGACGCCAAGCCGAAGCAGGCTGTCCATCTGGCTCCTCCAGGTGAGGACCGATGGAAGATGCGGAGCCTCACGTATCAGGGCATAGCGAACGCCATGGCTGACCAATGGGGCTAGTGCCCGATCTGGCAGCGCGCAAGATCATCGTCGCGGCCTACATGTATTACGTGCTCGACGACGGCCCTATGAGCGACCACGAATACGATGCGATGTCCAAATACGTCGCAGAGCACTGGGACCAATTGGACCCTGTGCGCCAGTGGCAGCTTGGGGACCCCGGGTCTACAGCGGCAGGCGGGAGCCATTTCAAGTTCACCGTCATGTCCGTGGGCGCTGCTCGCGAACTCTTCTGGAAGCGCAACAAGCGTTGCTCCGATTACCCTTACCCACACAAGTGGAAGACCGACAAACAGATGAAGCTTCGATACGTGACGGCTGTTGCCTCATGAGTGACCTGAGAACCTTCCGCGTCATTCGCTGGCGCAGAGTTGTAGAGGACGCCCGTGTTGAGGCTGTTTCTCGAGACGCAGCCTTCGCTACGGCCGACAGCAACGATAGCTGGGCCATCCTCGACGAGCAGACCGTGGACACGGAATGCGAGGAACTCAACTGACGCAAAAAACCCCCAAGGAACCCATTACGGGATTCTTGGGGGTATTTTTCGATTTAGGCCTTCGGCGCGCGGGGATCACCCGGGAGGAAGGTGGCCACGGAGACCACGGGGCCCAGAGGCAGCGCAGTGTCCACAACGGGAGCCACAGGGTCCACGGCGGGAGCCGGGGCTACTAGGGCCGCAGCCACCGCAACGAGCCCTACGGCCTCCGCAGGGGTGCTCACAGCGGCCACCAGTTGGGCCGTGAGGGCGTCGATGTCGGCCTGAGCCGATACCACGGAAGCCTCGGCAACCGCCTGAGCGGCCTTGGCTGCGTCACGGTCGGCGGCCAGAGAGGCGACGCGGGTGATCGCGTCAGTGAGTTTGGAAAGGTCGAGAGACATAGGTGTCCTTTGTTAGCCTGAGAATGCGCCGTTGGCGTAGACCAGACCAGTCTTGAAGGTCGGACGACGAAGCGTCACGGTCTGAGTGCCTGCTGCTGAGAAGATGACGTTGACGAGGGACTGGACGTACCAGATCGACGTCGCGGTCGGGTTCATATCAAGCAGCCGAGCCTTCGGGGTGCGATAGCGCATCGAGTATGCCGCGCTTGGGCTGAACCACGAGGTGACGTTGGAGTACATGTCGTACGATGCGTCACCGTGCGGGGTGGCGTTGGTGTTCGATCCCATCACGGTCGTCAGGTAAGGAACGTAGGCGTTGGTTGAACCTGCAGCGACATCCACATCGACGCCAGACGTCAGGTAGCTATTCAGTGTGAACAGCGCGTTTGACGGCTGCGAGATCAGCAGCTTGATGGAGTCCGCTACGGTCGTGGTGCATGCGAACGTAATGTCGTTGCCCCAACCGTTGGCGTTTGCCACAGACGTGATGTTGCAGGTCGAGGAAGCCAGACCAGAGATGGTCATGCCAGCCGGGACGGGGCCCGTGCCGCCAATCGTCGTACGCACACCGCCCGACAGGTTGTTGAACAGCGGGTTAGGCGTCATCTCGCGAGCGTAGTTCGCGTTCGTCATTGCAGTGTTGAACGAAGCGTTGTCGTTACCGATGATGAGCGGATCGAGCATCTGCTTGATGTCTACCGCTTCCGTGTAAGCCATGATCGGATAAGCGTGCGTGCCATCAGGCGAGAAGTTCGCTTTGTACTGAAGGCCCGTGGTGCTCACGGTAGCGTTCCAGAGCTTGGCGCGCGGGTCGTAGTAGGTGACATTCGGCGTCACATCGGCCCACGCCTTCAGCATGTCCGACACAAGGAAGCACTGGTTCAGCATCGCGGTCTGCAGGTTCGCCGCTCCAGGTTCAGCGGTGACGAGCACACGCTTGCCGAGGGCGAGAGCTTTCGTAGCAGCAGCGATGATGTTGCCGACTGCAATCTGCGCAACGTTCGAAGTCGTAACGACAACGCCGTTGGTGTTGGTGAACGGGAAGACGCCGCCGTTCGAGTTGGCGACCAAGTCGTTGATGCAGGGCTTGTCGAACACCAGCCAACCGGACTTGCTCGCGAGAGCCTGCGCCAGATTGGCGTTGATGTACTGGTCGGTCGTATAGCCAGAGAGGCCGAGGGCCAGGCCAAGCTTGTACTTGTGCTGGCTCATGGCGCGCACCCAAGGGAACCAATGGGTCGCACCTGTGCCGTGCAACTGACCGCCGACCGTCGAACTGATGGCGGCGCAGCGGCTGTCACCAATGAAGTCGAAGGTGTCCCACAGTAGCTGCGGGGAAGCTCCGGGGAGAATGAGCTTAGCCATTAGCCCTCCTGCAGAACTGCGAAGGTCGTGGCAGCAGCACCGATTGCGTAGATGTCAAGCGTGGCCTCCATGACGAGAGCCGCACCAGCGATGATGGGGAAGCCTGTGGAGGTCGTGACGTTCGCGCTGTTGCCGACGTAGGCCGTAGCGGTGCCAGTGTTGTAGAGAGTGACGGTGTCTCGACCGGACGCGCCGGGGACAACCTTGGTAGCTGCAGTCGTTACTGCAACCTGCGAGGTGCCGAAGCCCTCGCTCATTTTCAGAGCCATCAGTCTTTCTTGAAGAACGTAGAGTAAATGGTGGTGACGATTTTGGTCGCGATCCACAAGCCGCCGAGGACGGCCACAGTGAACTGGACGTACGGATTGAGCGTGTCGATCCAGAGAGGAGCGGTGACCATCACGCCCGCGCCTGCAGTGGTTACGGTGTCCATTAGATTCTCTTGGTCCATGCGGCTGTAAGCCCGGCTACGAGAGTTGACGCCCCAGTGAGAGTGAAGACAGAGCCGACGACCATCTGGCCGTAGCTAAGCTCCTCCGTGGGGACCCTGAGGACAGCAAGTCTCGCGTCGATGCCTGTGGCCCAGTGCCACAGATACGGGAACGTGCTGACGAAGAAGATGAGTGAGTGATAGCTAAGCACCGGGAAGACCCCGAGGCCCCACGCGACCCAGAAGATGGGATGCGAGAACATTGCCATCGTCACGTCCTTCACTGCATTGAAGTGTGCAGTGTCTGCCGATAGTGCGGCGACGGTGACGTCTTTGGCGTTGTTGCTTTGGACCTGTGCAGTGTCTTGGGCCTTGTTGAAGAGACCCAAGAGCAACTGCGGGAGCTTAAGCACTAAGCCCCAAAGGAAGTTCATTCGTCTTCCTCAAGGGGCACAGTGGCAGGCGTAACGGCCAGCATCGGTCGCACGAAGGCGAGCACGAAGGGCAAGCAGCCGACGATCAGGTCGGCAACGCTTTCTGACACGACGTGCATAAGGATGGGCTTGAGGTCGATGACGCCAAGCCAGTCGAGGATGCCGGGGGCTGCGGCGAGGAGGACGATGGCGAGAGCGTGCCATCGGAGTTCAATTCGGGCCCAGAGGTCTGCGAAGTAGGCTCGCACGGGATTTGGTCCTTGTAGGCGGCAGCGAGGTGCGAAGCATGCACGGCGTGCCAGATGAAATAGAGAAGGCCGAAGCCCACAACGAGCCCGAGGACACACAGGCCAATCTCGGTCGAAGTGTCGAGGGCACCGAGGTGCGCCAAGATTGGCGATGAGCCTGCGGTCGCAGTTGCTGCCGTGGTGTGCTTGGTCGAGCGCGAGGAAGCCTCTGCCGACCGACGCTCCATTGAGGGGCCCACAGGTTTCCCTACGGCCTCTACGGCCATGCGGACGCCAGTAGCCTGCACGTCAGCGACGCGGCGTCCCCAGCCTTTGCCGAAGAACTGCCACGTGCGGAGGTTCGTCAGGAACGACAGGCGCGCTTTGGTCTGCGCCTTCACGTAGTTGATGGGCGAGAGCTTCTGTGCGTCGAGCTTCTCTCGGAGCTTGAGAGCCCGCGAGATGCCGCTGTTGACGCCGAAGTCGAAGTCTACGAAGTCGGGACCGGACGGGCGATCATCGCAGCCCATAGCGCCCCAATACTTGAAGCGATAGATGGCGATGGCGACTGACTTCGGCATGTTCCTGACGTCGTACGGGGAAGCGTCGTGCTTCCAGTACAGGCGAGCGTCAGCAATCGTGATGCCCCAGTTGGTCGCGTGACCTGGATCATTCTTGTTGTTGGTCCAGCCACCTTCGTAGGTGAGCGTCTTGCTGATGCTCGCCTCACGGTTAAGTGCGGTCATGAATAGTCCTCACATGCCGAGCATGGGCATGTTGAATTGGATTGGAATGAAGGGCGTGTATTTGAGAACGATGATGCCTTGGTAGCCTGCGCCGCCTGCGCCACCGGGACGCGGGCCTGAGAAGTAGGAGCTACCGCCACCACCGCCGCCACCGCCGCCCCAAGGGTTACCTGAGCCGCCTGCGCCAGCCGCAGCAGCACCACCACCAACTAGCTGGCCTGCGCCACCGCCTACGGCCGGGCCACCATAAGGGCCTGCGCCTGCACCGCTGGTGCCTCCATTGCCGCCTGTGGAGAAGCCGTTCTGTCCTGCTGGACCGCCTGCGGCGCCGTTGCTGCCACTCGCTGTGCTGTCGCCCGCACTGGACGCAGCCTGACCACCAGTGCTGCCATTGGCTGCAGCGGCGATGCAAAGGCCTGCGAAGTTGGTTGCGACGACGGAGGACTGTGTGCCCACCGTGGCACCAAGGGACGCGCCGGGTGTGGCAGCACGGTTGAAGGCGACAGCATAAGCGCCACCGCCACCACCATTGCCGCCCGGAGCACCACCGCCTCCAGAGCTTGAGCCGCCTGTGCCGCCTGCGTAGCCGGGGCCAACACACTCGATGCTGTCCCATTTGATGCAGTCATGCGGCACCACGAACGTCTGGGACGTCGTGATGTTGATCTGAACCTGCGCCACTACTGCAGCGCCTTGACGATGTACATAGGCACACCAGCGATGCGCCTGATCGAAAGCAGGAAGCAACTCCCGTTCGCGGTCGTCAGAGGTTCACCAGTGAGGCCCCCACGGAAGCCGGAGAACGTGATGGCTCCAGCGGCAGCAAGGTTGACTAGGAGAATGTCCACAGCACAATCGACGGTCGGCGCTGTGATCGTGAAGGCTCCGTTGTTGTAGCCGTACTGATAGTTTCCGAGCAGAGGATTCGGCGTGAAGCTGGAGAGGGTGCCGAGGGGCACCGAAGTGATCGTGAAGCCGCCCGTTAGGGTCTGGCCGCCTGCGAGCTTGACGCGAGCGTTGTCTGCCGCGTCCACGTAGGTCGTGTTGGCCTTAGGAGCGACTGCCGCGTCCGTGTAGGTCTTGCCAGCGGCGTCCTGCGTATCGACGTAGGTCTTGTCGGCCTTCGGAGCTACCGCAGCGTCCGTGTAGGACTTGCCTGCAGCGTCCTGCGTATCGACGTAGGTCTTGTCCGCTTTGAGAGCGACCGCAGTCACCGAGGCGCGCGAGGTGTCCGTTGGATGGACGTGATCCTCGTGGGCCCATTTGGAGCTTGAGCCGACAGTTGCTGTGCCGTCCACGATAGGCGTAGCCGTGCCTGCAACAGCCTGAACCGACGCAGCAGCGTTAGCCGCCGACGTCGCAGCCTGAGAGGCCGAGGTGGAGGACTGTGAGGCCGAGGTGGAAGCTGCGTCTGCATTGGTCGTCGTCGTGGCTGCGAGTTGCTTCAGCAGCGCGACCACTGCGCTCTCCTGCGACAGGAAGTCGTAGAGATTGCCGTCAGGATAGAATGACGTTGGCGCAGGACGCGGAGTGCTGTCAGGGACGTTGTCGTTGTTGGTGACCGTCTCTGCACCTACCAGCCCGCCGTCCGTGAAGAACGAGCTAGGCATCGGGGAGGACGGTCCTGAGGGCGTGACGTCGTTGTGAGTGACGTCTTCAGCACCGACCAGCCCACCATCAGTGAAGAAAGAGCTAGGCGCAGCGCTGGCCTGCGAGGAGGACGGGTGATCGTTCGTGACCACCTCTGCCTCGTCATAGGAAGTGCCGTCAGCGTAGAAACTGGTGGGCGTCGGGTTTACCATTCATCGCCTCGGTCAAAGTAGAGCGCGGGGCGCACTGCGGCATCTGCGGTCAACTCGTCGCTGTCCGCTTGGTCCTGCAGGGTCGCCATGATGCGCTGGAAGTCTTGCTCGAACCCGGCCTTGCGGTCGTCATTGAGATACGACGAGGCGGCCACGAGAGCCGCGTAGGCCACAGCGTCCCATGCGACCTTGGACATCGTGTTGCTGTCCGTGTCGGCCACGAGCGCGGAGAATTCGGCGTAATAGGTGATGAGGACTTTGTCGCCCACGCAGGGCCGAGGTCCCAGATACCAAGCGGCACCTTGGCGCGCGTAGATCGAGGGAGGGCCTACGTCTTGCGACGCGCCCATGACGCGGTTCAGATCGACGCGCTGGAGTTCGTATTCGAGGACGCCATCCCCGTCTCGGTCTACCTGGATCGAGATAAGCTGCAGGAGGTCACTGGGGATGCCCAGCTTCGTGTAGCTGTCGGGGATGGTGTACAGGATTTGCTTCTCCATGAACGGGACACGGAGTTCGCGCTGGATACGCTGGATGCCTTGGTTCACGAAGGTCGAGACCAATGCTGCGTTGTTGTTGACGATGCCGTTGTTCAACAGCGCCTTGAATTGGGCCTTCAGTTCACCGAGGGTCACAGGGTTTCCTTAGATGCGTTTGTTGGTCGTGATGAATTTGTCGAGCGCGTATCGACGCAGCATCGAGAGCACCTCACGTGCGGGCGCGGTCATCACGTCGAAGCCGTATTTGCGATAGAGGTCATCGACGACCTCGACGGGAATGCTGGCTACCTTGTGCATCTCGCCCGTGGGTGTGGAGATGCTATCAAGGCGCTCATGCTGCAGACTGGTCAGGAATTCGTCGGGGATTTCCTGCGTCCGCTTAACGATCAGTTCGTTGGAGGCGCGGTCTTCGTCGAAGGCAACAAGCGTATCGAGGAGGACGGGTTCTTCGTAGAAAGTTTCTTTGGACATATTCTCAAAAGCAAAAATAGGGACACGGAATTACCCGTGCCCCCATTTGTTTGACCTTAGAAGCCAGTGGTCTTCTGGACGATCAGCGCAGAGCCGAGGCTGTTCTTGTGCTTGAGCGAGAACTCGCCCAGCAACATGGCCTTGGTGCTGTCGCCGGTCTTCGCGAGGTCCTTACGCTCCCACGGACGAAGGGTCGGCTTCGACCACATGTCGGGTTCGTAAACCAGCGTGTTCTCCGTACGGAGCCAGCGGTTGATCTCGACCTTCTGCTCACCGAACGGCGAGACATACAGGTTGACGACGTTGACGAGCTTCTTCGCATCGGAGCCCGAGAGGGTCCGGTAACGACCAGCCGCCGCAGCGAAGCCCGCGAGGGTCACCGAGTTGGTCGGGGTCACCATGATGCGGGACGGCTCAGCGCCGCTCTCGTACGACTTCTGCAGCGCCGAGACGAGCAACTGCTCCGTCAGCGGGTCATCGTTATTCGCGGTGCGAACGACGTTGGCGCTGGCGATCTGGACCTGAGCGGAATCGAAGGTCGAGGGGACGGTCGAGCCGTTACCCGCAGCCTTGGTACCGGCGAGGCCGATGTAGGCGATTTCCACGTCACGCTTCAGCGCAGCGGCCGTCTTGGCCATCTGGTAAGCGAACTCTTTCTTCCGGCCGTAGGTCGAGACGACGTCGGCACGGTCGGAGACGGTGACCGCCTCGGTGAAGATTTGCGTGTAGTTCGACTTCATCGTGGTCGGAGAGACGGTGATGAAGGTCGGGTCCGCGCCTTCGACCGCAGCGTTCTGGGCCGGTGCGCGCAGCGAATCTTCCTGCCACTGGAACAGCGGCTGGGTGATCTTCTCCGAGCCGATGGCGCTCTGGAAGGGCGTCTTGCGCGGCGAGAGGTTGGTGATGACGTCGGCCACGTCTTCCTTGATGCCGACCATCTGGTAAGTCTGATACTGAGCCATTAGAAATTTAGTCTCTTCTGCAAATGTAGTGGTGTGTTACTCGCCATCAAACATGGCGAGGAATGCGTTGGCGGCGTCGGCCTGAGAGCCAGACTGCTTCGCCTTCTGCACAGCCGACTTGGCCGTGACTTTCTTTGCGTTGTCGCGAACTGCGGGGGTTGATGCGGAGTTCTTCACGATGCGCGTCGGGGTCTTGTTCACCTTCTTGGTCAAGACCTTGTTGGCACCCTTCTTGAACTGCATCGCCATGTGCAGCACTTTGAAAGCAGCGGGATCGTTGAGGGACGTGACGACCTTTGCGTCAAAGCCCTGATCAACTGCGAAGTTGCGAATGTCCGCGTAGAGCGCGTCATTCCAGTTCTTGATGTACGAAGGGCTCTCGGGGTTCTTGAGAGCCTTCAGACAATCAGCGGACTGCTTCTTCGCCGCAGCCTTCTGCTCAGCGGTGATCTTTTCGACGTAGGAGGTGAGTTCGTTCTTGAGGAACGCCTCTTCCTGAATAGCCTCGTTCGCCTCTGCAGTGAGTTCCTGCAGATGCTCAGCGGGGATATTCGGGTCCTTCATGTACTGGGTCCACGGCAGAGCGCGGTATTTGTCCGCTCGCGCGGTCGCACGCTGCAGGAGGGCGTTGTACGCAGTGACGTTCTCAGTGCGTTTGGTGTTAACGGCCTCGCGCTCAGTGGCGACTTCTTGCGACTTGCGGGTGAGAGCAGCCTCTTGACCAAAGAGACGCTTCAGGTCGGAGACCTTAACCTCATGCTCAGTGTCACCTTCCTTGACCTTGACGTACGTCTCGTCACTGTCATCGGCAAACTTGCGCTTCGATTTGTCTTCGCCTTCGTCGTTCTCTTCGTCCTCGTCGCCTTCGTTCTCTTCCTCGTCCTCGGATGGCTCGTCTTCAGCGTCCTCGTTCTCGGGTTCGTTCTCGGCGTCGTTGGCGTTCTCTTCGTCTTCGTCGGCTTCAGCTTCTTTCTTCGATGGCTTCTTTGCAGAAGCGTCGTCACCCTCTTCGGGATCACTGTCGCCAAGGAGAGCAGCAACGAAATCGTCATCGTTGATCTCTTCCGGGTATTCTACGTCAGTCAATGCGGCGTCGTTGGAGTTGATGGCCGTCGTCATTAGTCGTTGTCATTCCTATAGATGTCGTGGACGCCCTCGTGGTCGAAGTAATCGACTTCTTGGGTGGTCTCGGACGTCTTCTGTTCAGTTAGTTTGGTGTGCGCGGCAGAGAACTTCTGCGTCAGCGCTAGGAAGCCTGAGAAACCTTGGTAGGCGGCATAAATGCCTTCGCGTTCTTTGGCGTTCTTCGGGTCGGTGTTGAGGATGTCCGTGGCGCACTGCTGGGAATACATTGCAGTGAGCGCCGCGAACGCCTCCGAACTGAGAAGCTCCGTACAGAAGCCTCCCAGTTCGAGGATCGTTGCGTCGTCCATTTAGTCCTTAAGCTGCCTTGGAAGCCGCTGGTCGTGATGCGGCTTTCATCTTGGCCTCGTGGTCCTTGTTGATCTTGTCCTCCTCCAGAGCCAGTGCCTGAGCGTCGTGTACGATGCGAGCACGTGTCTCTGCATCCTGCCGATCGTTCGTGCGGGACTGGTTGTCGGCGGACAGAGCAAGCTGCTGGTCCTGCTGCGTCGTCTTGGCTTGATCCAAGGCGAACAGTCGGCTGGCGTCTGCCTGCTTGATGGTGAGTGCGTCCTGCGCAGTCTTTGCAGTCTGCTGCTTGACCTGGAGTTCACCCATCTTGATCGGGTCGGGACCCGGAGGCGGTGCATTGGGATCGAGATACGAGTTGAAGTTCGTGAAGCCTTTGAGCTTCGCGATGTCGCTGAGCATGGCGAACCGGCCTTTGCTGCCGAACATGCCACCCAAGCCGGGGTCCTTTGCCATGGCTTCGTAGCCCTGCATGAGGTCCATAGCGGCCTGATCCTTCTCACCATAACCGAGGTGAGCGGACACGGTGCACGAGGTGCGCTCAGTCCATTGCTTGGGCGTGAACCCAATCGGCTGACCAGAGATTTCGATGATCTTCTCGTCCTGATGGTTCAGGATGAGCAGACGCACGACCTCCAGCATCAGCGGGACGAGGAAGTTGTAAGCGAAGTTGCGCGCCATGATCTTCTGGCGGATGCTGCTTACCTTCATCATCGTGTCCACAAGACCCTTGGAGTTCTGGGTCGAGATGGCACTCTTGTCGAGACCCTGCGAGAGCGCAGAGATGCCCGTGGACTTCTCGTTGTTGTCGTTCAGCATGCCAAGCACATTGAACACGTAGGGGTTCAGGTTGGCCTGCTGGAAGGGCTGCACGCTGTCTGGCCTGCGGACGTTCACGACACCACCAAGGCGGTTGTCGAGAAGCTCACGCGGGTTCATCAGGCCACCGTTGACCACAGCCCATCGTGGGTTGGTCGTGATGGCCGTGTGATCGAGGACGCCACGGAATAGGACCGTGCGGGCGTTCTGAGTGTGGATCACACGCTGTGCGAAGTTGTTGCCATAGAACACGTGGCTGACCGGCAGCGGCACATACGCAATGAAGGGAGCCTTGTCGACTTCCTCAGGCGGATAGAGCAGCTTGTCGCCAGCGATGCAGATTTTGTAGAGACGGACGCCCTTGGCGGGGTCGATCTGCATACGCACGAAGTTCTCAAAGTAGACGATGTATTCGAGTTCGTCTTGGATCGGGTCGTCGTTGACGTCGTTCTGTCGGGTGGGCGCAGTGCGCGCGAGAACCTCGGGGGAGAACATCAGAGCACGAGCGTCGTCGGCCGATAGGGACGCAACGAGCTTCGGGTCTACGCCCATCTCGATGAGTTCAGCCTTCGTCTTCGGCGTGCGATGACCGCAATAGACGGCCTTGTCGATGCACGTCGCAATGCTCTCGATCAGAAACTCTTCGGGAGCAATGGGGACGATGGTGACCTTGGAGATGTCCTGCTTGCGCGTGAGCGAGCCCTTGAAGCTGCCGTCAGGCTGCTCCTCGGCGTCGAAGGTATCGACCTCGTCGTGCGAGGCGAGAGCCTGCGCGTCGTCGTGGCTGATGCCCTCGAACTCTTCGTCCGAGTATTTGAACTTCTCTTCCCAGAACACCTTCACAACGCCAGCGCGGGCTACGAGACCATCGTAAATTGCGCTGCCGAAGATGTTGAAGCCATCGTTCTCACGATAGATGACGTAGCGGGCCGCCTCGGTCGCGATGCGACAGTGGCCTGCATTCATGAACTGGTCGGGATCGAACTGCGCAATCTGCTCGCCACCGGAGAAGACCTCCTGCAACTGAGCGCGCATCATCTCGACGCTGTCGTAGACGTCGCTGGCCACGTACGAGGACGAGCCTTCGTTGGTGCGCCGAGGAAGCTCGCCGTTCAGATACTTCGTGACGCGCGTGCGCTCCAGCGCCAGTCGGCTGTCGTAGAAGCCTGAAGCGGTCATCTGCTTCTGGGAGACCCGGGCGACAATATCCTCGGGACTTAGGGGGCGAGTTGTCGCCATAGGTTTCCTTTGTTAGATGGCTTGAACGTAGTAGTCGTCGGTGACTTCGACCGGCGTCCACACGTCCTCGGAGACGTACGCTGCGATTGCGAGCGCCATGACCGTGTCGTCGTGCGTGCCACCCTCGGCCTCCATCTTCCCGGCCTCGGTGACGACGAACGTCATCATTTCGGCAAGAGTCGTGGGGTCGTTGATCTCGATGCCGCCGTCGCGATCTAGTTCGCGCAGCTTGTCGATGATGAGGGGCTTGGTCCGTTCGCTGGTGAAGAAGCCGAGGTTGATGCTGTCCTTCTCGTCCAGAGTGCCTTCAGGCTGCTCCGTGTAGAGGTAGGGATAGTTCGCATCACGCAGGGCGACGCATGTCACCAGACCGTGGTTGTTGCGCTCTGGAGCGATGGTGGCGCAGTTGTAGTGATAGCCGAGAGCTATGAGGATGGACGCGAACACGTCAGGATGCACGATGCCACGCCAGACCGCGACTTGACGTCGTTTGCTGTCGAGGATTTGCGCAACGCTGCTGTCGCCTTCCTTCTTGCCCTTCACGCCACCACGGATGCCCATGCCGACGTCAGCACCAATGGTGTACGTCTCAGTGGCAGAGCGCGGGTGGAAGATCAGAAGCTCGCCACGCGGGTTCTCTTCGAGGACACGCAGGGGCAGGGGCTTGCCGGTCTTAGGATCATAGCGGACATCGACAGACATCTGCTTGAGGGGCTTCTTCGCCTTGGCGATCTGCAGCCGCTCGTTGAGGCTCTCGGAGTTGAAGATGGGACGTCCAGTGCTGAGGAAGGCTTCCTCGGCGGTTGACGGATATTCTTGCTTGAACAGATCAACGCCGCTGGTCGCAACCTTCTTGCGTCGCCAGTAGAGTTGGTCGTTGGAGTTCAGAAGCGGAGCGTAAAGCTCCAGCATCTTTTCTTCTTCGGGTGTTCGCACAAAGTCTGCGGGCGCGGTCTCACGGTATTCATCCGTTTCGAACCATGCGCTGAAAAACACCTCGTACCCGTTCCATAGATGGTCGCGGCGAACTGCGCCTTGATACATCTCGTAGAACTTGCCGGTCACGCCTTGTGCCGTGCTCTCCAGGAATAGGAACGTGTCGTCCTCTTCGGGGATGGCCTGCACTAGACCGTTGAAGTTTGTGTTGGCGAATGCGACGGGCCAGAACGCCACCTCAGAGAGATGAGCGAACGTAAGCGTTTCGCCGCGAGCGATACCTCGGCCGCCTGCCGTGGCAACGCGCATGCCGCTATCGAGCTTGTCGAAGTTCAACTCGTTACGCGAGAGATACTTCGTCGATGGACGGACGATGTCAGGAACGTTGTCGTGGACGCGCCGATACATATCGAGCAGCGTCGTCGTGGAGTCGCCTTCGTGCGCCATAACGAGACCCTTCTGGGCCTTGCGCTGAGACAACCACCAATATTGGAATGCGGAGATGACTGTGGAGAGACCCTGCTGTCGAGCTTTGAGGACGACGAAGCGAACCTTGCCCGTCTTCTCCCACTGCTCCAGCACTTCTTCCAAGAAACGCTTCTGCACGCGGTTCAGCACGAGCGGAGCAATCTTGCCCTTCTTCGTTCTGATCTTCACACACTTAGCAGCGTAGAATTCGAAGTCGTCGAGGAGGCGCTTGCGCGCCGTCCTCTGCTTGTCGGTAAGCTCAGTCACCGGAAATCTCGTCGAGGAAGTCCTCGGCCTTGCTGAGTGTCAGCTTAGATTTGCTCTCTGGCTTGCTCTTGGTGTAGGCGAGCACGGTGTTGATGGCTGATACCTTGGTCTTCTGTTCGGTCGGGCCTACAGCGAGCACGAAGCACTCACGCAGAGCCGCCTTGGCCATCCCAGCGTCGTCGTTGGGAATGGTGATCCACTCGCCGTTCTCGCTGAGGACGCGGTCCTCCTCGGGGGCAAGCTGGCCAGTGTCGGTCATGATTTGGATAAACCTGTCTGCAAGCGCACGCGCCTTCGCCCACTTCTTCTCGGCTTTCGCGCGAGTAGAACCGTTGGGGACGCCTGTGCGTTTGAATTTCTGTGGGTCGATTTTGCGGTCGAGCTTTAGCTGCATGTCCCGCAGCTTCATCTTGATGCGGTAATCTTCGTCGAGCCACGCAGTCTTCGCCGCAAGGGACTGGAGATTGCTCTCCAGCCTCTTGTCGTCGGTCATTTGTCTTCCTTACTTGAACGCGCTCGTAACTGCCGTAGCTGCTTCGGGCGATAAGAACGCCGCGTAGTGCTCTACAGCCTTGTCGCGCTCCTTCGTGTTCGAGCCGATCTTGTGAAGCTGGCGAACCAGTCCCTTGATGGCATGCGAATACTCAGGAAACTGCGAGACGAGCGTCTGCTCTGCGTTGATACGCTTCTGCGCAGAGTGCTCAGCCTTAGCGAGATACTTCGGGCTCTTTGCTCCGTAAGCTGACGCCTCATGCACGGCATACGCCTTCGCAGAGATGTCCGCAGGATACAGTTGAGCATCGTCGAGCGGTTCGTACGGCGTCGCCTTCGGTGCCTCTTCAGCCTTGGGGGCTTCAGTCTTCACCTTGCCATTGCTCTTGCTGATCTTCATCGCAGCGGGAGGTGCTGCGTTCTCCGCACCCGGTTCGGGCGGTAGGCCTGCCTTCAGCTTCTGCTTGAGCATCGAGAGCGCCATCGGATTGAACTCCGGGGCTGCAGGAGGTGCAGTCGGAGCTTCTGCCGGAGGAGCTTCAGCGGGCGGTAGGCCTGCCTTCAGCTTCTTCTGCAGCATCGCGAGCGCCATTGGACTGATGTCCGGTTTGGCAGGCGGTGCCGGGGGCGGCGTAGGCTCAGCCTGAGGCTCAGGCGGGAGGCCTGCCTTCAGCTTCTGCTTCAGCATCTGCAGTGCCATCGGGTTGAACTCGGGCATCGCAGGAGCCGGGGGAGCCGGGGGCGCGGGCGCACCAGGTAAAGGTGTCGCCAGTTGCTTCTTCAGCATCTGCAGCGCCATCGGATTGAACTGAGGCGCGGCAGGAGGAGGAGCACCCGGAGGCGCAACCTGCGGACCCGTGGGTCCAGTCGCAGGAGGCCGAGGGCCCCAAGGTGCATTGGTCGGCTGCGGCAGCGGAGGAGGCTGCTGCGGGACCGGAGGCGGGTTCGTAGCCTTGCGTAGCTCTGCGTTGTGATCTGCGAACGTGCGAGCGAAGTTTGCGGCCGGTCGTGATCCACCAGTGACGCTGTCGAGTAGACGAGCACCACCAAGGCCGATACCGAGGCCGCCCATGAGGCCGCCGCCGACTGCACCAGACACGTGAGGCATCCCGAACGCGAGAGCGCCGAGGCCTGCCATCGTGCCACCAATGTGCCAAGGGTTGAAGACGCCGCGCACGACGTTCTTCATTCCGCCAGTAGCGGAGCCTTGCCAGCCAGTCTTGGGATCGAACGAGCCTTCTTCTTGAGCCTGCTGACCTGTCTTGAACGCACGCGCGAGGAAGTGCGCGTTGTCACCGTCAGGCGTGTTCGCCGTCGCGGTCGTCAGGTGCTCCATGTCCTTCGGGGTGATCTGATCACCACGTTTGATGGAAGCGACAGCGTTGGTCTCTTCAGGCGTCAGCGTCTTCTGCTGTGCGACCTTGTCGAGCGCGGCTTTAAGTTCGCCATGCGTGTCGGCCATCACCTTCTGGTGGGCCTGCGCTGCCTCGTGAATGTTGTTGAGGTCGAGCCCAGTGTTCTGCAGACGAGTGGCGTAGTTGGCCGCAGCTTCCGGGTCCGCAGCGTACTTGCCCATGCGGATAGCACGAGCGCCTGCAGCGACTGCGGGGAGCACGTGAGGCGATACGTTCGCCGCGCCGCCGACAGCAGCCTCAGGCAGAGCCGAGGGGTCGAAGGGCGCGTCGGTGCCGATCTTGGTACCGGCCTGCGTGATAGCGTTCTGCGCTACGCCGCCGCCAGCGCCTACGGCACCGCGAGTGAGCAAGTTGGTCGCAATACGACCGATGCCATTCAGGCCAGCGCCTACTGCGTTGCCGATACCGGGCGCGTGCAGAAGCGAGCCGGGGACGGCTGCAGCAAGCGTGGTGCCGATGCCGATGGCTTTGTCTTCGTCGTTCGGGACTGCGCTCTGGTCACCCGAGCGGGCAACTGCGCGAGCCTTGACGTTGTCGCCTGCCGAGGTGGCTACGAGCGGCGAGAGGCCGCCGATCACTGCGCCTACCGGGCTGAGGATGTTACCAACCGCTGCCGTAGCCGCTGACGTAGCAGCGAGAGGTGCTTGTTCAGCGACGAGCTTCGGTATCTGACGCGGGCTCCACTTGAGCGGATTCCACGAGCCGTTGGTGACGTTGGCAGGTTTGTAGTTCGGATCGACAGGACTGTCATCGACGTCGCTGCCGAGAATATTCTTACGTGAGGACTGTACGCCCCGAACCATCTCGTTGTAGCCGTGCCGTACACCTGAGGTGATGTCGGACAGCATGCCGGGTTCGGTGGATGAAGCCTCTGGTGCTGCAGCCGTAGTTGGCTTGGAAGCCGTCTTGGCTGCGCCGAAGTGCGAGAGGATTTCACCAGCGGAGTATCCCGCGTCCTTCGCCGCCTTGAATTTCTCAGGGGACTTGGACGCGAGATGGCTCACGATTTCGTCGTCAGAATAGCCAGCCGCGCGGGCCTGAGAGATTTGGTCCGCTGTTACGTCGGCCATTCAATTTCCTTATTTGAAGATGCTGTCCAGCGAGGGACGTTTGTCTGCGCTGGGAGCGGGAGGGTTCGCGAACTCTTCCAGTTTCTGGAGGCCCGCCTTGCCGTCTTCACTCAGAAGAGGCGGAAGCTTTGCAGCAGCGCGTGCGCCGATCTGCGTCTTTCGCTTGTCTTCCAACGCAGACATCGCGCCATGCATAAGCGTCTTGAACGCTGCAATCTGCGTACGCTGCTGCTCAGGGGACATACTCGGGGGAAGGTTCTCCTCCCACTTACGAATTTCTGTGTCCGAGAGGTTGTTCTGCTTGAAAACCTTGCCAAGCTCATCGACCACGGCGTGCGCCGCAGTTCGGAAGCCGGGGACGGCTCCACTGCCTTGGACCTCTTCACTCCACACGTTCTTCGCGCGATTCCAGAGAGGCGTGTCACCGTTGCCGAGACCTTTCATTGCACCAACAAGCGCGTCACTTTGGTGAGCGATGGTCTGGTTCAATGCACGGGCGCTTTCGGCACCCTTGGTCGCCATGTCCTTCTGTCCAGCAACACGAGCGCCGTAGACGGTGCTGTCGAGTGCGGGATCAAGAACCTTGGCGGCAGCAAATGCCGCAGGATACGGACTGTCCTTCTTAGACATCGCGGCTGCAGTCGGAGGCGGCAGCGAATTCTCGAGAAGTCCCTTCACCATTGCAGCCTCAGCGGGCTTCATGGTGGCGAAGTAGGCCGCCTCTTGTTCAGGCGTGCGCTTCGTCGGGTCAGCGTCCAGCTTAGAGGCGTCGCCCCACACGGGGGCCATCTGAGGAGCCTGCGTTGAGGCGTCACCAGAATCCTTCGCCCAATTGCCATCGAGCATACGCATCTGGCCGTTGGTGTTCGTCTGCATCACCTGACCGTTCGGCATCACGTGGCTTGTCCACGAGCCTTGCGCGTCCTTGGACATGCGCTGCGCGTAGACCTTCGCCATGAGCGCCTGTTGCGTCTTGGTGTTGCGGTCGTTGTGGTCAGCGGTAAGCGAGTTCTGGATCGCAGCGGCCTGCGCAGGATTGACGATGCCTGCGATGGATGCGCCGATCTGCGAGAGACCTTCTGCGCGTCGGTCCCAAGGGTCCTCGGGCTGCTGAGCGAGAGCGCCGGGGCCCATAGTGTTGTCGGGGCTTAGTGCGGGCACGCCCGGTCCTTTCTGTGAGTAGCTTCGACCTGGAGCACCAGTGTCAGGGAGGTCAGCGCCGCCGTAGATGGCGCGAGCAGACATGGCGCGTCGGTCGCGCGTTGCTCCGTCAGACCGTTCATAGTGTTGGTCCCAAGCACGAGCGGCTTCCTCAGGCGTCGTAGCGGCCTGAATAGCCTTGAAGGCTGCGCTCTCAGAATTCCCAAGCTCGTGGCGCATGAACGCCATCTGAGCTTCGGGTGTCTGATACGTGTCGGGATACATGTTCTTCAGCGACGCGAGGCGATCACCTCGCCACTGCGCCGAACCCCATGCCGTACCGTTGTCGCCTGTCGGGCCCCAAGACGGGATACCGTTGCCGCTCTCATTCGCGAGGTTGCCAACGATGCCTGCCGCTTGGTGCTTGGCGAGACCCAGACCACCCTCATCGTAGGGACGCTGGGCGAAGTCCATCCACGCTGAGGTGTTGTCTGCCATGTTAGAAGAGTTTCTTCACGCCGGAAGCGGTGCCGAGCAGGCCACCAAGGACGCCAAGGACGCCCGGGTCGCTTTCAGTATGCGAAGTGCCGGTCGAGTTGCTGCCCCAGTTCTGCGAGCCGATGATGCCCATAAGCTGCTGCAGGCTCGTGTAGGGCGCAGTCTGGCCCTGCTGAAACTGCTGAAGCTGGTTCGTCAGATCAGCCTGTGTCGCGTTCTGCTGTCCCGTGCCGCCACCGTTGCCGATGTTGAGCACGTTGCTTTCGTTCGTGACGCCGCTGTTGACGCCGGTGTTGCCGCTGTTGAGCGAGTTCACACCGAGGTTGCCCTGCTGGCTGAGCGCCGTCAGTTGATTGACGTTGTTGTTCTGAGCCTGCTGCTGCGCGAGCGTGAGACCATTCTGGTACGCCTGCGACTGCAAGGTGCCCGAGAGGTTGGCCGACTGCTCAGCGAGGCCGCGCTGGACGAGACCGTCCGCGATACCTGCACGCGAAGAGTTCGCGTTGCCACTGTTGGTCGCTGCCTGCGTGATGCCGGGCATCGTGACGTCGCGTGCCTGTTCGGTAGCGCCCTGCATCGCAAGCTTAACCTGCGCCGGGATGTTCTGACCTGAGGCATACGAGTTCGCAGCGTCGATCAGCGACTGCGGGTTGTTCGAGTTGACCGAACTGAAGCTATTCAGACCATTGGTCGCGTTGCTGATGTTGGTCTGACCGCTGTTCATTGCGGTCTGGCCTGCGCCGATCTGCGTCTGGGCCGTGCCAGCATTGCCGTTCGAGAAGTCGATGGCCTGCTGGTAAGTGTTCTGTTGGTTCTGGTTTGCACCAGCCGTGAAGTCAGTCGGAAGCTTGGGAGCGCCGCCACTCTGCGTCTGCTGGTACGCATTCTGCGCCTGCTGGAAAGCTTGCGTCAGTGCGTCGGCCTGCGGACCCCAAGGGGACGTCTGAGACGATTCCGTTTTGTCGGTAGAAGGGCCTAGGGACATGGGGTCCTATGAATGTAGAGGGGCCGTACGGCTCCGTTGTTGCATTTGATGTGAAGAAGATACTTCCATCCTGTTCGAGTGACGAACCTGTGCCATTTGTCGTCGTCGTGCTCTGGGCACGCGAAGAGAGGAGCGGTGACGCTCTCTCTAAAGGTTCGCCATTCGCACAGGAGCTTCTTGAACACCGAGGGTGTGAAGCGGGAGAACGTCAGGTGCGCGAGAAGAAACTGCGCGCCGTCTGGCCGTCTGTACTCGTCGAGGACGAAAGAGTAGTCGGGGGTCTCATGTGCTGTAGACCGCCCGACAAACTCAAAGTCGTTCATGTGATTCCGTGAGCAGCGAGGAGCGTTTTCAACTCTTCGATTTCGCGGACGATGGTTTTGATGCTCTGCGAGATTGCCGCCAGTTCCTGTTGCAGGAAGATGGCGTCGCCGCCGAGCGTAGGCATCGGCCGAGGAACGTAAGTGACCGTGTTCGCCATCAGCGATGTCCTGTGGTCATGATGTCGAGGTCGAATCCTGTGATCGAGAACTCGCGGTAGTCATTCCACTGGATTTTCACTGCAAGCCATTTGCCTGCAGCGTTGACATCCACCTTGTAGAACTCTTTGCCGTCGTAGGGCTGCCACGGGCCATAGGTCGCATCGGTGCTGTTGACGTCGTCAGAAGTGCCGACAGCGATCTGCAGCATCTTGCCGCCTGTGGTATCGACGCGAGCCTGCGGATAGACAGTGCGCAGAAGCTTGTACGCTTTCAGATCGACACCCAAGTCGTCGAGGTCGATGCCTGTCCGCTCCAGGTACGCAGGAGCAGTGGCGTTTGCGTCCACAGGATACGGAGCGACTGAGCCAACACCGTAAACGTCGAATGCGTATAGCGAGGCCTGCAGACCATACTCGGTCGAAGCTTCGCCCACAGCGACGGTGATACGTTTGCCTCCGTCCTCCTGATCCTGATACGAGCCGCCCATGTCTTCATAGGAAGCCGTGACAGTTTCGTAGGTGAGCAGGTTCGACACCGGACCATCGTCAAACGAGAAGATGGACGGCATGTCGTCGAAGGTCCACGTCTGCGTGGTCATGTTGTAGGTCGCGGAGCGATTGACGCCGCTTACGTTCTTGAAG